TACTTTTGATATAATTGATATTTCATCACCCTCTAAAAATAATGTACTTCCCGCTGGGATAGGCACGATATTAACCATTGAAAAATTACTACCGCCAGTGGTACTTTTAGCTTTTAAACTGAATGTTAATTCTAATGTCGCATGTGTATTACACACTGTAATAGATTTAGGATTTTCAGTTACTGTTTTAGAAACATTTGTTGTACCACCAACTGCTAGAGAAAAAGCAATTATAGATCCAGAATCTAATTCTCTACCTCTTTCAACTTCTTTTTGTTTTATAGGTTTTACATAATCATGCTGCGGTTTTTTTATATAGTTTGGCATTATACTGACCAATAACCATATTCTACCACACAAGCACCTCCATAAGCCTCAGCTGTGATAGCTTGAGCATTATATAAAGGTAACCAGCTAAATTCACCTACTCTTATTTTAAGTTTAACGTCTCCACCTAATTTTACTTGTAAGTAATCTGTAGAGTTAGCTCCAGATATAACCTTTATATATACATAAGAAAAAGACGAATTGCTAGGTACTAATGCTTGGGCAGATCCTGTAGCTATAGATGTTCTTGCTACGTCAACCATAGGTTGTGTTACCGTAAGAGCATCTTCAGTGGTAAGATCTAATGCGTTACCACTAGTATCCGTACTTGTTAATACTAATTTTGTGTTTAATGTTGCCATAATTTTTTATTTATTTATTTATTTATTATTTATTTTTTTAACCCGTTGCGGTTATTGTTACGGTAGCTCCATATACTATATCATTAGTATAACTTGCTATTGCAACTTTGATAACTAAGTAGTTTGTGCCATCAGCTGCAACATCTGTTATGTCACACGCTGATCCAACGGTACATCCACTAGCGTGTGTTTTATCTGTTAAAGCCCCAGCGTTAATATCAGATTCGTAAACAAGAACATCTAAACTTGTATCATTACCATACACAGTTACACTAGTTGCTGTATGACCAACCGGTATTTCTACAAAAGCATAAAGCTCAGCATCGTTATGTGTTGCTCTTACACCTATTATAGTATCATCTCTAAATTGAGCTGATTTATTTGCACCACCATCTTCATTAGACATAAAATGATGTGGTAACACTTTTATTTGAGTTTGCTTTAAGCTAACGGCTCCGCTAATTACTGTAAAATGATCTGTGTTAAAACTAGCTACACCTTTGTTAGAAGTAGTAGCATCTTCCGCTGCAATCGTTATAGTATCGTCAGCGCCAGAGGTATCTATACCTTCACCGCCGGAAATAATTACAGTATGCGTGGCAGGTGTTACAGCGCCGCTATCTGTAGATATATCTTTAACAACATCATCTCCCAACGAAACAGCGCCACTAGCAACTCCAAAATCTGCTGAAGCAAAGCTAGCTACTCCTTTGTTAGACGTAGATGCGTCTTCACCAGCAACTGTTATAGTGGCTCCACTATTTGTAACATTCATGCCTTCTCCACCTTGCAATATAAAATCTGCACTTCCAGCATTATCGGAAGCTTTACTACCTGAACCAGAATCGGTTTGTATTGTTACGCCTGTAATATCTCCTGATCCAATATCACTTAATAATTCCGCTCCAGTTCTAAAACCAATCTCACCATCCTGATCTGCTACTAAAAACTTATCAGTATCACTACCCGGATTGTCTAATTTTTTTAAAAAAAGTCTTTCAAAAAATATTTTAGCACCAATCCATTTCATATTAATCTTTTATTAATTTTCTTTCAACAGTACCATCATTATAAATATAAAACAGAAGTTGGTTTTTTATTTCTTTTGTTGGTCTTCCTAGTAAATCTGTTATTGCTATTATTTTCTTTTCCATTTGTCTTGTTAACAGTGGACCAACCCATCCATTAAAACAATGATTATAAGTTGCTTGACATATTGTATCCCACTCATTTTCACAACAATAATCATCTACTGATAATACCCAAGCGTAACAAGGATCATTTAACCAATATGGAATACCTGGGCCAGTGACACAACCAGCGCTATATAAGCAAGAGCTGCTATCATTAACGTTAGCAAGCTCAGAATAGTTGTAAGCTGATGGGTCCATACATCCTTCAACCACAGCAACACACGAACCATTATCAGTATTAGCTGTTGAATCATAGTTAAGAGCAGTACTATCCATACAACCATAAATATAAGCGATACAACTAAAATCTTCCGTATTAGCTTGCGGGTTGTAGTTAAGCATGCTAGGATCAGTACAACCGTAAATATAAGGGACACAAGAGTTATTATCTGCATTTGCTAGTGGATTAAAGTTAAACATTGTAGAATCAGTGCATCCAAAAACATATGGCTCGCAACTTCCATCATCTGCGTTAGCTAATGGATTATAATTATACATAGTTGGATCTGTGCACCCATAAAAATATGCTATACATGTATCAGGTGTGTTTGCGTTAGGATTATAATTAAACGCTAATTCTTGCATACAACCAAATATAACAGGCACACACCCACCATTATCTATATTAGCTAGTGTATCATAATTAAATGCTGTTGAATCCATACATCCCCATACAGCTGGGGTTACACAACTTCCATCATCATAATCATCTGTGTTTGCTAAACTATCATAATTAATTGCTAACGTGTCCATACATCCAAATACTTTTTCTTCACAAGTATTACCACAATTAGTAATCATGTTATAAGAAAACAGTGGCTGTATAAAAGGAGGTTGAATACTTATCATCGTATCTCCTTCTGGATTAATCAAAGTAAACCCACACTCTATAGTGGTTAAACTAGCTTGTGAAGATATGTGAAATCTAAATGTTATTGGATCTGGAGCTGTTAAACCAACGTAATACGTTTGATTAAAACCACCAGTATGATTAAATTGATATGATGTATCTGGATGTATTAGTTTTAAATGAGAACCAACCCAACCATTACCCATTAAATCATGTAATATTAATTTAAAAGTACATGTGTCAATTAATTCCATTGTATTAGCGTTTGGATCGTAATTAAACATAGTAGAATCTAAACAACCAAATATTTTTAATGTTTGACAACTTCCATCATCTACAGTTGCAAAAGGATTCCACTCTACATAATCATTATCTGTACAACCAAGTATAGGAGGACAAGAATCAGATACAAATACATGTGAAGTATCATGTCCAAAAGCTGGATCAGTACCATATATTAAAGTATCATTACATTGAATAA